GCTTGCGCCCGCCGCAGCGATCGCAAGGTGTAGCTGGCCGGGACCAGGGCTAAGCAGCAGCACGTCGCCCGCAATGATGCCGCCGCTGGCTGCGGCAAAGCCAAGCTCACCCGGATCGGGTGGCAGCATCATCGCGCCAAGGTTACGCATGGAATAGCCGTTGGGTAGCCGCGAAGGGCGCCCGCAGGCCGCGAGCGCCGCCGCAAGCAGCCCGATGCAGTCTAGCCCTGTCGTCGGATCGCGACCGTGGAGACGAAACGGGGTGCCAGCCAGCGCCTCGGCCGCGCGGGCCAGCTCAGGGCCGGTCATCGCACAGGCGAGGGGTAGCGGGTGATCAGATCGTTGCCGGGCAGGAACGGTTCACCCTGGAAATTGACTGCATTGCCAAACCGGCTCGCGCAGCTCTGGAGCGTGCGGTCGCAGCCCTCGCGCAGGGTGACGCGCTGGCCGGTGATGAGGCTCTGATCAAGAGGCTGACCCAGCACCAGCGCGGCACCGGCGAGGCCGATGACATCCATGGTGATTCCGGCGTGCGGCCCGTCGAACCACGCCAGCGTGCCGCCGACGAAGTCCACCGGGGCGATCCCTGTGACCGTCACTGCATTTGCCGCGAGGTCGATCCCGCCAACCATGCTGTTATGCGAGAACCGTGCCGCCGAGAGGGTGCAGCCGGGCCCGCAGAACGCGGCGCGGCAGCTCGGGCTGGTTCGCGGCACCGGATCGCGCGCCAACTCGGCCTTGGCCGATTGCAGCTCGGCGGTGAAGGTCCCCGCCTCCTGCGCGACCGCGCCGATCGTTCCGCGATAAAGCACCTGGGTCTCGCCGCTCTCCCAGTCGGCAAGGCCGATCAGCACCCGCGCCCCATCGAAGCGTCCGGCGGCTAGCTCGCGCGGATCCAGCGAATCGTGGCTCAGCGCGCCCTCGACCTCGGCGCTGTCGGGCTCGAAATCGGCGCTGCGGCGGATCGCCGAAGGGACCACGCCAGGGGTTGCGCGGTGCAACACCCCATCAATCCACTGGTCGCGGTCGTGGGTGGTGAAGCCGAGCGTCACCCCGTCACGGCGCAGCACCCGCCAAAAGGTCGCGACCGTCTCGAGCGGGCTGGAGAACCAGATTCGGCTCATATCGCCTCGCGCACTTCAATGATCGGGACCGAGGGCGCCTCGCCGGCGGCGAAGGCGGCGCCGGAGACCTCAAGCTTGTCCTCGGCGAAGCGCACCGGCACGTCGAACAGGAACCCGGCGCGAATCTCCGCCCCGGAAGACGGCGCGGCGGCGAAGGTGATGATCCCGCCCGGATCGAGCGTCCAGCCGCTGGCCTGCGGCGTGCCATTGACGCTGACCAGCACCGACCCGGCGACCGGGCGGGTGATCCGCCGCTGCTGGATCGCGTCGCCCTCGCCGTAGTGCTTGACCAGGGGAAAGCTGGCGGTGAGTCCGTCGGCATTGCCGAGCAGCTGGTCACTTGCGGTCGGCGTGCCAGTCATCGCGCGCGATGAGAAGTCCGAGGGATCGCGCAGCCGGAAGGCCCGCGCCGCGCCGCGCCGGGCGCGGAAGAAGGCGAGCAGCACTCCAAGCTCGGTCTCGGAGCGGATGCCGGGGCCGACATCGAAGCGCAGCCGCGCATCGGACCATACCGAATTGCGCCGTTCGTGCCCCGAAGCGGTGAGCGCGACGCTGGTCGAAAACTCGGGGGTGACCATGGCGTCGCGGCCGAGCGCGAGTGGATAGGGGATGTCGTCGAAAGCCTGCATGGCGTCCTCTACGTCGGGTTCGGGGAGCCGGACGTAGCCGTCGCGGCAGATCTGCGGTGCGGCCCAGACGAACACCTCGTGCGCGTTGCGCGACTGGGCCTCATCGGCCCCGGCGTCGATCTTGCGCCACAGGTCGCGGTCCTCGGCGGAAAGCACGAAGCCCGCGAGATAGTCCTGCTCCGCCGCCGGATAGCCGAGCCGGGTATCGACCTCGGCATAGGCAGCGCGGCGCAGCGCGTCGGCACCCTGGGACAGCCAGTCGTAGTCCTCGGTCTGGAGCCGGTCGAAGGCGGGGCGCGCCCAGCCGGTGGGCAGGTTGGCGCGCTTCGCCTCGGGCATTGCTGGATCGAGCACGGTCGGCAGGAAGGTCAGTAGCAGAACCTCGGCCGAAGCCGGGGCGACCGCGGCCTTGACGGCATCGCGCAGCGCGGCTGTCGAGCTGGCGAGCAGCGCTCCGGCCTGATCGAGCAGCGCCTTCTGCGCGGCATTGAGGCTTGCCCGCATGTCGGGGATCGCCACCGGGCTGCCACCGAACGCGGTCACCGCGGCGGCATCGTAAAAGCATGGCCGCCCATCGGCCATGATCCACCACCACGGCTCGCCGATCTGAATCCGCACGGGCGCGCCCGCCGCCTCCATCAGTTCGGCGAACTCGATTGCGACCGATTGCAGCCAGGCCATCGCCGCTGTGCTGGCAGGCGAGAGCAGCGCACTTGGCGGATCCCACCCGGTGCGCGCGGGATCGCCGTTTGCGGCGCGCTGCTGCCAGTCGGGCGGGCAGTGCTGCGCCAGCAGCTCGTAGGACAGCGACAGGATCGGCGCATAGCCCGCGTTCCCGGCTAGCGCGAGAAACTCGGCATGCCATGCCCGCGCCGGAGCGGCGAGCGGATCGCCGCTGGTGGCGGCGAGGAACTGCCCACCGCTTGCGAGGAGCCGCATGTAGTGGCTCATCCCCACGTAATGCAGCAGCGAACCGCGATAGCCGAGGTGGCGCAGGTTGCGGATCAGTCGCGCGGGGGCCTGGCTGGTGCAATCGTCATAGGCAGTCGCAGCGGCAAGACCGTGCGGCGGGAGGATCGCCGCGCCGATCTCGAGCATCGCGCGGTGGCCCTCGCAGCGGATCCCGCTGAGCTCGGCCCAACCTTCGACCGGCGCGGCAAGCGGGGCTGTGGAGCCTGAGACATAGGCGGGTGCCACCAGCGAGATGAACATCCGCTCGATCGCGCCGGGATGGACCGCGCTGCCATCGCCCAGCCAGCCCTCGGCGAGCTGCGAAAACGGCAGGGTCACCACTGCGTCGGTCGGTGAACCTTCGGCATAGACCCAGAGCCGCACGTACCAGGTGCGCGCGGTGCCGGCGGCATCCTTGCCTTCGATCGTCAAGGTCGGGCCGTTGACACCGTCGAGCGCGATCACTCCCGATGAGCGCCAGCGGAAGCGAAGCGTGGTGCGCGCGTAGTCGCGGTCCTCGGCATAGGCGAGCAGCGGGTGGTCGAGCCGGTCCGCGCTTGCCCAGATGATCCCGGCCAGGTCGCCCTCGGTCAGGAAGGTCGCGTCGACCCGCAGCGCATCCGGTGCCGGCGTGGTCAGCGCGGCCAGCATCGGGCGCGGAAAATCGACCGTCCAGAAGCGCGGGTCGAACCGCTGGATCCAGTCGTGCTCCTGCCCGTCCCGGGTGGCGGCGAGCCAGAATGACATTGGGGTTTCCTCAGATTCCGCTCAACGCCCTACGCACCGCGCTGGCGACCTGGCGCGAGGAGCGTTGCAGGGCCTGCGGGGCGGAGCTGCCGACGGGGCTGTTGACTGTGATGGCGATGCGCACGTCGCGCTGGGGCCGGTGCGTGGGCTCGATCCGTCCCGCGCTGGTCGGCACGAACAGTTCGGGTCCGCGCTCGCCGACGACATACCCGCGCCCGGGCGAAACCGGCCCGCCGGTGGCGCGTCCGGGCAGGCCGAGCAGCGAGCCGAAGAACCCGCCGAGGCCCGGCAGGCCCCCGCCGATCCCGCCGCCAAGGCCTCCGCCCAATCCGCCAAACGAGTCGAACAGCCGCTGCACTGCCTGCATCGCGATCTCGTCGATCACGTTCAGTCCGATCCGCTTGAGGTCCTCAAACCCAAGGCTGCCGCGGCGGATCGCCGAGAGCAACCCGCGTTCGAGCACCTGCCCGGCCTTGCCAAAGCCGTCGATCAGCGTTGCATCAAGCGTGCCGCGCATTGCCTGGATGTCTTCCTCAAACCCGCGAGTCGAGGCGCGGACGTCGATCATCAGGGTGTCGACTGTGTCAGGCATTCTGTTGCTCCATCAGCCGGGTGAGCCCGGCGCGGTCGAGTGGCGCAGCGACACTCTTGGGCGGGGCGAGCGAGAGGGCGAGTTCGGCTGGGGTGGCGGCCCAGAATTCATCCGGGCGCCAGCCGAGCGCGCGCGCGGCGAGTCCGGCCAGCCCCGCCGCGCGGTCGAAAAAGCGCTGGCTCACCCCTCCCCCTGGAGGATCTGCGCGAGCAAGGTGCGCAGCGGCTTGGCGCAAGCGGCTAGGCCTTGCGCGGCGACCGCCTCGCCAAGCGCTTCGCGGGTCAGTTCGTCGCGCCGGGTCAGGCAGTGCCAGAACAGCGCGGTCAGTTCGGACAGCTTGAGCTGGCCGGATGCCGCCCGCTCGACCAGCGCGAACAGCGGTCCGAGTTCCTCCTCGGCCGCGATCAGCGCGGTGAAACTGGGGCGGAGCAGGTATGGCTGCCCGGCGATGAGGAGCGAAGCCTCTCCGCGCAGAGGGTTGGCCTGATCCGGGATCACGCCGACACCACCGCGCCCGAGCTTTCGAGCTGGAGCGTGTAATTGCGCTCGCCATTGAAATCCCCGGCATAGTCGAGCCGCTGGATCAGGAATTGCCCATGCAGCTTCTGCCCGTCCTCGAACGACAGCTCGTAAGCATCGAGCGTTCCGGCCATGGCGTTGGCGCGGACCTGAGCCTCGGCGGTGCTGCCAAGGAAGATCCCCGCCGCGCTGACCGAGACCGAGCGCACTCCTGCGCCCGAAAGCAGCTCGCGCCAGCCGCCCGAATCCTTAGTGGTGGTCACCACCAGGTCGCTGGCGATCGACATCTGCGTGGTGCGCA